CCAGTAGATGTGCGAGTAGTTTCAGTTGCAATGGGATTAAATATAGTCTTGCATCTATCGTCATAATCAGGACGAAAGTTAATATATCTAGACTTCTGGTCTCTTATCCGAGATTCTTCTAGAATATCTTCAAGTATAGATTTATATTTTGTCTTTGGGCCTTTACAGTGATTATTAATAAGTGATACTATTGTTTCTTCTGCTGTAGGATTCTTCTTCATATATTTAAATTTCATAATATCATATAATAATCGTTTCTTCTGTGGTGGAGACTTTACATTAATTTCATCTCCAATAGCAGCTACTAATCTAGCATGAACTTCTGCTTGTAATGCTGTGTATTTAACTCTTAATTCTTTCTGTCTAGCGTGGTCTACTTTAAATCCAACTTGTTCCATCATTAGATACATCTTGTGCTTCTTCATTTGATAATTATAATAATAGTCCATCATAGGTATATTGTATCGTTCTTGTAAATCTAACAAATCCTGGTCTTGAGCTTCATCTACTTCAAAATTAACAGCGCAGTCTTTGCCATTATATTTAAGTAGGCGCTCCGGCTTATCTTTGCCGATTTTAAATTCTTTACCTTCCTCTTTATAGAAAGGCTCTCGTGTCCAAATAGAAGAAATATCATTGAGACGTTTCTTAGGCATCTCAGGGAATAAAACTCTAGTTTTGATTAAAGTATCAGAGTAGACATTAGGCATATAGAAACCAATAAGAGATTGCTTGTAATCATCATACTTATAATGATGACCAATAAGTTTAAGCCGACGCAATTGTTCATCTACTATTCTCCAACATTCAACTATTTCATTCAGCCCCATATCAGTTATTTTAACATTACCAATACGAGTTAATAGAGGAATAGACATAGCGTGCCACTTATTAAAAGCAAATCCAGTGCATACTGGGACGCAGTTAATAGATTCAATATCGTTGCAAGCTTTATCTAAATGCTGATATTCACGAAAGAAACGAAATACATCAAGACTATTATGAGCAACTATTAAATCTCGTTCTGGTAGTTTTAGTTCTCTAGTTAGAGATTCTTCACCAGCTCTCTGAATATCATGTTCAATTAGTTTAAGATATGTCCAAGGCAATGCACCGGCTTCATCTTCACCGCTATCTCTATCTCGGCCTTTAGGGAATAATGCTGCTGGATGAATAGTAGGAACTACTTTTGTCTTAGCGTCAATAGCAGTAAGAATACTACCACGATAATTAAGAATACCACTAACACCACAGAGAGCTTGTAAGGCTCTATCTCCAACTGCAAGAATACAGTTAGGATTAAAAACTTTAATTTCATTGTCCCATAGTTCTTGGACAGACTTACCTAAATCTACTCCAATAAGATGAAGCTTATCAAAATCATTAAATGGTGGTTGAAATTTAGATACATTAGTTAGATAGCATTCATTCCTATTAATGCCTGCTTTAAATAAGCATTGATTAAGTAATTCTCCAGTAGGGCCAACAAATGGAACTCCTTGTTCATTTTCATATTTACCTGGAGCTTCGCCAACTATCATTAATTTAGGGTCAAATGGCCCTACGCCAGCTACGTAATTAGGCATTAATCCTTTTCTAATCTACTTCTATTCTTAACTGCATCACTCGAGATAAGATGAGTTCAAGTTTCTCATCACTTAATGTAGTTCTAACAGCAGCTCTATATTTATGTCCATTAGTTTCTGTGATAATAATTACTGCATCAAAGTGACCTTCTGCTGAATCTAATTCTAATTTAGTTATATCTCTAATAGTATCTGCAATTTGATTTAGCTTGTCAGTCATTTGGCAAGTCCTCTGTTAGAATTTTGTGCTTTCGTTCTCGTATGTATTCAACTGCTTCATGTAGGTAATCAAATTCTTCTAGTTGAGCAGAATGTGTTCTTAGCCAAGATGCTACCATTAATTCTTCAGATATTGGCCCTATGGCTCTATTAAGGACTTTTGCTGTTTTCTTCATAGTCCACCCCTTGTCCTCTCTTAATCGAGAGACATGAAATCTATGAGTTGCTTTGACTTTCTCTACCCAATCAGGTGTCTTTTTATCCACATTTCACCGAAGAATGAGAGTGAAAATTGCAAGAGATTTTCTCATGAATGCACTATTGAGATAAGATGAGTTCAAGTCCAATATGAACGCTTGCCAAAACGAATAGCTAGGTTCAACGCGGTTCCGGCCTATGTTGGGATACTTAATGATGTGGAATAATGAAACCATATCATTCTATTCTAGTATACGGGCCGTTCTAGCCAAAGTCACTGGTAGTTATTGCGCCAGCTACCTCAGCCGGAACGGCCTTATTCAAATAATAAGCAAATATTTAGTTAGTTAAGACTTTGGCAAAGGCTGGAAATCATCCAGCTCGTTAAATTCCTTGCCGGAATCCTTATTCTTACCACGCTTAATATGACCCTTAATCTTTTTTCCAATAAGGCTCTTAAACATTTCAGTAGACAATACCCAATTACCTTTTTCATCTTTAGGAATCTCAAATGCGGCCCAAAGAGTCTTGCCGTATCCAAGAGCCTTCTCATTAAATTGAGTTCTCGGAGATACGCCCTTTTGTGGGCCATCAAATATCTTGAAATAGAAAATACTATTAGTTGATTTATCAGTGCCAGCTTCTTCCTCCTGGTAATCAGTTAATTCAAGAGGATACCAAGCAGGCTCTACTAAATCACCTTTCTTGAGGTCATCAGGTGTCAGAACTACTCTCATTTGAATCTCCTAGCTAACTGAACGAACGAATGAGCGAATAATGGTTGACTGAGTGATTGATTAACCTTACTCACCAGCCATATTCTCATAGTCATTTAAAGTTGAATTAGATTGACTAGTGTTTCTAATTCTTTATTCTTGTTTAGGAGTTTAAGTCCGTCTTCAATTCCAGATAATTCGCTTTGTAACTGTTCAATACGGTCTTTACAATTTACCTTCCTTATCTCTAATCTATCTCTAAGTGTCATAGACCTAACTGATTTAGTATTTTCATAAGCTGGTGAATCAGTTTCTTGGTTTCTATCTCTCAAGCAGTTTCTCCTTCTTGCTTAAAACGATTCTTTACTGCTTCTTGCCATACTTCGTAAAATAACTTGTTAGTAACATCTATTTCACGTATATCACTTCCAGTAAAAATTGAAGACTTTGCGTAATCATCATCGCCAGATTCAAACCTAACAATGAATTTCTTGTTATTACGCATCTTAACAGAATCCCACTCATTTTCTTGAGCGAAATGATAAATCTCTGTAAATCTACCAGGAATAATACCAGCTACTTTGGCTCCATAAGTAACAATGGGATTAGTCTTAGTGACTTTCATGTTTCTTCCAGAACCTTCAATCTTAATAGAAGGTAAAGGATGAGCAGTCCAAATGACATGACAGGGGAGATTCTGATAAAGGTCGAGAGCTTGTGTAACTAAAGCAGTTTCAACTTTATAATCATCAAAGCCAGGAATTATTTCTTCTACATTCTTGACATCTTTTCCTTTACTATCTCCAAATAATGATGACCAGTTAACTGCGGCGGAAGTGAGTGAAGTAGTCGAATCAGTTATATCTGCAAACCATCTACAATTATTTTGTTGCTGCATTTGAATTAAACGATTTAGATAATCATTCGCATTGCCGGCTCCATATACAGTGTATTCAATATTTCTTAATATACGTTCAGCCTTGTCACCAAATCGTTCTTTAGTAAAGAAAGTAGTTAATTCGACCGGCTTCTTCTTATCAAAATATGATATATGCACTGGCCCTTCAATAGCAAATGTAGCCGCAGCTAGAGTTTTGCCAAATCCAGGGCCACCTTTCATAAGAATTTGATTATATGAATCTGGTTGTATATCAATCGCTTTGGGCACTATATATCCTCATCTTCTATCTGAGTTGCTCTCTTGAGTCTATCTGCTAATGGTAAATCTATTGGTATAGTCGTCTTTACAGCATCCGAATTATGAACATTAGCTTCAAATTGAGAAATATTCTTAGATTTATGACAATCTTCGCAATGAGGTTTAGCTAAGCGTATTGAATATTCATTCATTATGAATGGCTCACCACATCTCCAGCAAATAGACCTTTTACCTAATGCTAAACCTAATTTAATTTTGAATTTACAATCAGGCAAAGCACAGAAAAATATCTTATTACCAGTCTCATAAGTATGCCTCTTTAACTTATGAACGTGCTCAGTCGATTGCTTTTGTGGGGCTGTCATCTTTCTCTTTCATTTTATGATAAGCTGCACAGATTTCAGCAAGCTCAATCCTAATCCTTAAAATCATCTGTTCAGCATCATAGTTACTTTTGAATGGCCCATGCACTTTTCGCCATCCAAGTGGGGAGCCTTCTTTTTTCATGTAGACATAATGCTTATTCATTTCAAATTTAATTCCATAATGGATTTCTTTGTTTTTAGTTCTCCTAGTATCAGTAATAGTCATATAATGACGAACTGATTTTGTGAACGACTGGTAAACTTTTGTCATAATTAAACCTTAATGATAGAGGGTAAAGGCTAGGAAGTTTGTCCTATAACCTGAGTCATACCCTCTACCTTTTCGCCTACTTTGGTTAACTAACAGGAGAATTACTTGGTTCTTTTCATTCACCTGAAATTTAACTGTCTACCCTCGTTTGAGGTTTACTCACTACTTAACTGCCTCAAATTACATGGCTTCGAGTCTTTAACCTTTCGGCGAAACTTGAATTTTTGCCTCGTGTTTAAGGTCTTTGATTTTAGTAATTAATTGCTCTAGTTCAAATTGAGTTAAAACTATATTTCTTTTATCAACAAAAAATATCCAGTCTCCATGTGAATCTCTAATTATATTTCCCATTATTTTTGTTAGGTAATCTAAGACAACATATTGAGTATCACTAACACGATTAAATTCTAAAGTAAAGTCGGTTCCCATTTAAACAGCTCCTTCCTGGTCTTCCTCTGCATACTTATCCCAAGGTTCTCTATCAATATATAATGTCTCAAGTTTCCATTTCTTACTATCTTGACCAGATGTTTTACAAACAGGATAGAATTCACAGAGTCTATTAAATTTACGACAATTGATTCGTCGTTTAGGAAAACTATTCTTTACGAATGCTGGAAGATAATGTTCTACAATATCCTCTACAACATCACGTTTCCATTCCTCAAGCATCTCTGTGTCGTAAGAGAGAGGAATTCTAAGAAACTTTTCTTCTGGTTTGAGAGTCTTTTGCAGACCAATCTTGTTGACAATAATGTAGTTTGATTTAGCTGCTACACAATAGTTTTGGAATTGATTATTTAATTCGTCAACGGGATAGTTTCTTTCAGTTGATTTATGGTCATAGGGTAAATTAGTATATGCCGCAGCTCCCATCATTGCAGGTTTATTAACCAGTAAGTCTACTTTCCC